GGCACAGCAAGAACAATCTAAAAGAGAAGAAATTGCTCTGCAAGAACAAGAACAATCTAAAAGAGAAGAAATTGCTCTGCAAGAACAAGAACAATCTAAAAGAGAAGAAATTGCTCTGCAAGAACAAGAACAATCTAAAAGAGAAGAAATGGAAAGAATAGAACAATCTAATAGAGAAGAAATGGAAAGACTCAAAAAAGAAGCAATTTATAATGCTAATAATCAAGAAAATGAAGATACTTCATCATCATCGTCATCATCGTCATCATCGTCATCATCGTCATCTAGTAGATCTTCTTATAATAAAAAAGTTGAACAAAAAATAGGCGGTTTAAAAAGACAATATAAAAAAAAAGCTAAATAATTCCCTTATAATATTCTAATTTTTCTTTTATAAAATTATTTAAATAAAATCCAATATACACTCCTATTATCAATATTATCAGAGTTATTACAGAGTTAGAAAAAATATAATATATTAGATATATTATAAGTACAATAAGTGGATAATAATTACTTATTTTTTCAAAATATAATGATAAATTTTCCATTTAATTATATGAAATAAAATAAATTATATTATAAGAGGTTTAATGTGTCCGACGCGAATATTTGTATTAATCATAATTTGATAACCTGCTTTATTAATATTCTTTGAAAAAGCAACATCTTCACTACATATATCTCTAATAATTTTACCATCATCACATTCAATAACTTCAACTTCTGAATCAAAATACGGATATTTCAATTTATCAAGCACCTCCTTTTTGATTGCCATAAATCCCATACCAGAATACACGACAGGGTAGTATTTAAATTCCGTTTCTTTTTTCCACTCTTCAATCTCATTAGGGGTGCAAAATTTAAAACTACCATTTTTCTTAAAATGATCTATATCCCAGTCTTTTACAAAAGCATAATTTGTCAAATCCGACATTCTATACATACCCGCCACAACCGGGTGCTGTTCAGTTGATTCAATTAACTCTACGACTTGTTCGGGAGTAAATACAATATCGCTGTCAATTGTAATCCATATATCATAATCCTGATTATTAAATGGTTTCTGGTCTTCTCCACGAAGAGTATCTAATCCCAATGTATGCATTCTTACAAACGATACAAATGAACCAGTTGATGGAGATATCATAATATCATATTTTCGCATATCCCATAATTTACTAATAGTCGCAGTCCAGGCTATTAAAAATTTAGAACTAAAATTATCCCCCGGAAGCGCAAATATAATTTTCTTCATCTTAGGTAATTCGCTATTTTTATTTTCTATTACTTTATTCTCGTCGCCCATATACACATTTTATCTATATATATTCTTATATAATTTCATAAAATATTTGTGTAAAATCCATATAAAATATACTTACATAATAATAGATAAGTTTAAATGTCAGATAACGACATTATATATAATATTGAGATAGATTCTTTTTCACCTCGGTCTTCTCAACCTAATAAAATTAATAAGATTTTAAAACCACATCAACTTGCGTGTCTTTACAAAGCTATTCATATGGAAAATGTTGGATCAATAAATTATAAAATAAAAAAGAATAATATAAATTTGTCCACATCTTCATCCGATATGAATTACGACAATGTTAAAATATCAACTAATATTGGTATTCTAGGAGATATTGTTGGTTATGGAAAAACATTATCTGCATTATCTATAATTGCACATAATCCTTTGAATAATATACACATTAATAATGTTATGGTTAATAGTTATCACAGTAATAAGGCTTATAATTATTTTACAGCAATATCAGATAATAAAAAAACTCCAAATATTCAAGAAATGATTAGTTCAACTTTAATTATAGTTCCACGTGGGCCTGTTTATGTCCAATGGGAAAAAACATTGAGAGATAATACTACTCTTAATTATATTGCGATTGATAGTTTGACCTATATCAAAAAGAATTTACCGGAATATAATTTAAATAATGAAAGAGAAATAATAGATTATTTTAATAAGTATGATGTTGTATTAATAAAAAATACAACGCTGTCGCGATTTTTGGATTACTATAACAATAATTATAAAGCTAAATTTATAAATAGATGGAAGCGTATTATAATTGACGAATGTCATGATATTATAAACAAAATAGAAATTTTCAATTATTTATTTATATGGTTGATAAGCGGTACTTATATGAATATTTGTGATAAATACTCATCAACGTCATATTCACAATACTATAATATTAAGGATATATTGAAGGAAGAATATATTGATTATTTACTTGTAAAATGTGATAAGAAATTCGTGAAGGAAAGTTTTAAGATACCTGCTATGGTAGAAAAATATTATTTATGTAAAATGTCTAAATATTTAAAAGCAATTAAAAATTATATTAATCAAAGTGTTTTGGAAAAAATTAATGCAAATGATATTTCTGGTGCAATTAAGGAATTGGGTGGGAAAAATGATACAGAGGAAGGTATAGCGAAATTGATATGCGCTGATATGAATAAATCAATTTATAATAAACAAAAAGAACGCGATTTTGTATTGGGTCTTGATATATCAAGTGAACAAAAAGCAAATAAAATTAAAAATATAGATAACGAACTAAACATTTTAGCAGAAAAACTTAAAGATTTGACGGAAAGAATTACAGAAATAAAAAATAAGACTTGTTCCATTTGTCTAGATAATATAAAAAATCCAATTTTGCTCGATTGTACTCATATATTTTGTGGTTCATGTTTAATGCAATATCTTAATAATGCCAGTATTACAAATAAAAGATGTCCCGAATGTAGATGTGAAATTAAAAGTACAGAAAATTTAACAGCAATCGTATCTAATAAAAAAGAAGATAAAAATGAAATAATAAATACTAATAAATATGATTTACTTGGTAAAGGAATACTAAATAAGGAAGAAACCTTATTGGAATTGATCAAAAATAATAAAAATGGTAAATTTATTGTATTTAGTAGAGTTGATTCATTTACAAAAATAATTGATGAACTAGATAAACATAATATAACGCACTCTTTACTCAAAGGTCATACGTCGCATATGATGAAAGTATTAAATGATTTCAAATCCGGTAAAGTTAACGTCATATTATTAACTACTCAATATGCTGGTTCAGGTATAGATATTAGTTGTGCAACTGATGTTATTATATTACATTCCATGGATATTGATAAACAACAAGCTATTGGCAGAGCTCAACGCGTCGGTAGGCACGAATCTTTAAATGTTCATAATTTATGTTATGATCATGAAATTCCTTCTTTATAATATATACATTAATTAGAATATAATATGGAAAAAGGAGGTTTCTTACCTAAAAAATTAATGAATATTTTTAGAAATGCTAAACGTCGTATGCTTCCAAAGCAACGCGGTATATCAAATATATCAAAGGGCGATAGTGTTAGTAAAAGTGATATTAATATAGAATCAAGCTATATTATAGCAGTAACATATAAATCAGGAACAAAACGCGTTTATAATGATGTGAAAATTAAGGAATATAAAAAGAACTTTATTTCATTCGTATATAATAAAGATTATGAGGCATTTAAAAGAAGAGATAATACTTCACCAAAACCCCATACTATACGCGATTTTGCAAATATAAAATTTTACAATACTAAAAAAAATAAACCTATTTCACTATCTGACATATCTGATATAAAACTAGGTAGTTCTAAAAAAAGTACATCTAAATTAACTCCTAAAAAATCTACTTCGCGAACTATGAGTTTGCAAAATAGGGTTATGCCAGACCCTGTATTTAATACAAGTGAAGGGTTCCTTACTAAAAAAAGTAGTAAGAAAAAATAAAAAATTGATTTATTTTTATGACTTTAATTATACAATATTGAAAGAATCGCATAATAAAATGGTAGATGTTATGAATGCACTGATTAGGCCGTCCTCTACACGGAGGACTAAGCGACAAAAATATAGAGACGGAACGGAAAGTTTTGATGAAAAAGTATTAGGCGTGTTTACATCAAAATATTTTGAATGTAATGATAATATGATCCCGCGTTATTCAAGTGATAAACAAAGAGATTTTCTTCAAATTGCAGCAAAAATTGCTGATAAATCTCCAATGTATCCTCATAAACATGGTGCTATAATTGTTTATAAAGATAAAATTATAGCATCTGGATATAATTATTATATGGGAGATTTCAGTATTCACGCAGAAGTTGCTGCAATTTCTAGAATAAAAAGAAAACAAAAACATATCCTTCGTGACTGTGATATATATGTTGTTAGAATAGGTCCCAAGCGTCTTAATAATCCATTGAAATATTCTAGACCTTGTCCGAATTGCCAAGATACCATTATTAAGAATAATATCAAAAATGCATATTATTCTACTTCTTATGAATATGACGATATCCGAAGCACAATTCATAATAAAAACGTGTGTGATTGTAATTTTACATAATTATAAGGTTAACGATACTTTTGGTATAATTCTTTTAATATTCTTTTTAACGATCGTTTGTCTATCTTCTTCAAAAATCTGTTTGAGTAAATCTTCCCCTGATAAATTATTATATTGCATTATTTTTGTTTTGATATCATTCATTTTGATTGGCACTTTACACTCCTTTACATTTGTTTTAATACGACCATGTTGCGTATTTAAATCATTATATTTGTAATTAAACATAAATTGTTCAATTTTTCCATTTAATACTCTCTGATAATTTTTTCTTTCCTTTATAGCTGTTTGTAATTTTCTTATTTGGTCGTCATATTTAAACCAATCATTAACAAGATTCTTAAAAGTATCTAATTCTTCTGTCGTGGGCTCTATTCGCTCTTCATTAATTACATCGTCCACTATTGAAGCAGATTCGGTCATTCTTAATACTAATAATATTATATGTAATCCTTAAATTATTTTTTTAAAAAAATTATTGAATTCTCTTGCTTTTTTTTCACCATCATATTCACTTATCATTTTCCCTTTGCTATATTTAATAATTGTTGGAAATCCTATTATATTTTTCTTAAATTTAACGCGCAAATATTTGATATCATTAGCTTCGGCGTTAATTATTATTACATTATTATCTTTAACGTGTTTGTTAGTTACTCTTTTCCATAATGGCATTAAATCTATACAATATCCACATGTATTAGAATGATATAATACCACAACGTTATTATGTTCAATTAATATTTTATTGATATCTTTTTTGTTTAAATCTGTTAAATTATATATCATTCTATTTAGTTATTATTTTTTATTTAGTTAATAGTAGAATTATGAATAGTTATTATTTATTGGACTGTGATGAAAACTATAATATGAGTGATATTAGTACTAAACTATCTTGTGATAATATGTCAAAATTATCAAAAGATTATACTTTAAATCAAAATAGAAACTTTTCTGATAAAATACAATTAGAAAGATGCGAATTTAATAATAACTATCACAATAATATATATGATATTAAAACAAATGAAAGTGAATTAAATAAAGGGTTCTCCGTTAATAAAAAGAGTTGTTTATATAAAAGACCATTATATAACGATGGGGAATGGGTAAATCAATATGACTTATCTAATACTTATAAAAATAGTATGTTATCCGGTGGATTATTTAATTACCAATCCAAAGCCAAAACTAATTCTATTTATAACAAATGTAATGATAATGATAATTTCTCATATCTAGGTGAATGCAAAAAAGGGCCATTTCATATTTTTACGCAAAATTTCACTAATAGTTATGATAATTGTGTATAGTAGCATAATAATCTTCAATAAACATTTTAATAATTTTATATTTATCTTGACTTATTTTTCTTCCTAAATCTGTTTTAATATGTTGCATTAAAATTGTTGTGCGATGTTCTATATTTTTAATAATAGTATCAATATTATTATATTTATTTATTATACCATATGAAAAATATCTGGATATTCCCATTGAACCCAATGATTCTATTCTATCCGCGTCTCTTATGCAATCTAGTTGTTTATTTAAGTTATAATCAATACATTTAGTATGTGAATTTTTGATTTCAATTTCTTTTGATAAACTTATATTACATGCCAAATAAACTACTTTATTCGTAGTATGTATATCAACAATATTTTGAAAGAAACTTCTTAATTTATCTTCTTGACATTCTCCATTACTATATTTGTGGTCGCATATATCATGAACAAGTGAAGCTAATATTACTTCAAATATTTCCGTGTCATTTAAATTTTCTGATATTGCTATCTTCGTTGCTAAAAACTTAACTCTCAATGCGTGACTAAAATTATGTGATTCATCATATTTATCCATGATTTCTTTCGCAAATAATTCTGTTTTATTTATTATTTCTATATCCACGAGATAATTCATTTATCTAATTATCTTATGATAATTGTAAAAATAACAATATTTTTATATAAAAATTGATATATTACAATTTATTTAGACTGTAATGGCAACTAATTATGTTGGCGCGCATATTAGTCGTGAAAAAACTATTATAAAAACTATGGAAAATATTAAAAATGCAGGAGGTAATAGTTTACAAATTTTTGTATCCAATCCTAGAAGTACTTCACTTGTCAATATTGAAAATTATTTGACTATATCATCTGACATTAAAAAATATCTAAAAGATAACGATTTTAAATTAATTATTCATTCACCATATGTTATTAATATTGCGAGTGAATTAAAGATAAATAAAAGGGTTCTTCCTATCGAAGAATGTTATTGGATAAAATTAATTTTACATGAGTTAATAATTGCTGACCTAATTGGGTCAGAAGGAGTCGTATTGCATGTCGGCAAGTTTGTAAAACAATCTTATAAAGATGGACTTGATAATATGAAAAATTCTATCGGATTTATCCTAGATAGCATGATTAATAATGAACTTAATACTAAATTAATTATTGAAACACCTGCTGGACAGGGCACGGAATTATTAACTGATTTAAATGATTTTGTTGATTTTCATAATAGTTTTTCAAAAGAGCAACAAAGATATATGGGTATGTGTTTTGATACAGCACATACATGGGCACTGGGTTACGAATTAGACGAAGCTTTCAAAATATTATTTAGTAAAAATAATGCTAAAAACGTTATTTTAATCCATCTTAATAACAGTCTCATTAGTAAAGGCGAGAGAAAAGATAGACATGCAGTAATGTTAAATGGTATGATACCGAATGCTAAAATTAACAATTTCATATCATCTTTGAAAAAATACAAGCCTATTATTATATTAGAAACACCTTCACATTGTTATAACGAAGAATTCTCTCATATTTATAAATTATTGTCTTAATCGTCTGCTAAAATCCAGTCATCTGGGCGCAAATCATGTAATTTATTATTTTTATAGTATGGTCCGAACCATACAGAAGGGGCAACTACTAATTTTTTTTTTTTAGCTAGATATGCACCCATCCACGAAAATGTACTATTAGCTATTATAAAATTATCACATGAAGCCATTAATAATATTTGTTTCCAATCAGGAATATTATCTGCTACTTTTTTATAATTCATATTTGGATAATGCTGATTAATAATTTTAATATATTCATTCACAAAATTATTATCAATTTCTTGACAAAACAATAGAATATTATAATCCTTTAACATTACGTCTTTATTAGCTAATTCTTTCAATGCATTTAAATAATACTGCACTGGTTTAATTGGGTGCATATTTTGTAAATTATAATAATTACCTATACGAAAATGTATAGCAATGGTTTTTCTATTAAAATATTCAGGGTATTCATTTTTAATATCTAATATTTTCTTATCAATATCTAAAATTCCTTTAATTTTATTTATATTATGTTTGAAATATTTATCGCTTTGAAAAAAACCTTGTAATACTACATCTTCGTCATATTCTGGTATAGTATTAAAATTAAATTCTTTTTCTTCATATTTCTTAACTATATCGCATGTATCACATACTTTATCCTTTATTTTATCGAACATATTATCCCAATAATATCTCTCTGTTTTAAAGTTTGTTTTATCATAATATATATTATAGTCATCACAATGATCAATATAATATGATAACATATTAAATATCATAAACATCTGGTTACCCAATCCAGAATGTATATTAATGCCTACCTTTTTCATTTTAATATATTATTATAAGATCACTTTATATAAATAAAAATTGATAATATTCATTTTAAATTATTATTAAAATGACTGATAAAACTATTACTATCGCCACGGTTTTTAAACAACGCATTGTGGATATGCCCGATACAATTGAAACCAAAAAGGATATTGAAACTTATTCTAAAAATCTTGTGAAAGAAATTTTGAATGATTTTAAGAAAAAAAATAAAAAAGAAAATGTTGATCTACCAAAAAAACCGCTTAATCCATACCAACAATTTGTTAAAGATATGCAACAAAAGATTAAAGATGAAAATCCCGAATTAGACGCAAAAGAGAGATTCTCTAAAATTGCACAAGAATGGCAAAAGCAAAAAGTAGCTTAGATATTATTAATTATCTTTAATATTGTACCAAATCCTTCTGCTATATTTAATTCATTATTATCGCTCATCATTCTAACATCAAAATGAATCCAATTTTTTCTATATTTTTTTTCTACAAAATTCATAAGAAATAAACTTGCCATAAAATCATCGCTTTTTTTACATTTATATCCACTATTTTTAACATCTGCAATATTAGATTTAATATATTCCATATATTCAAGCCATGGAGGTATTCTTATTATTTTTTCACCAATTTCTAAACATTGTTTGGATGCTATATTAGATAGTTTCTCATTTATAGTAAAATAAGAAAAACTATTATGACAATACACATCACTTGCTGATGTTAAAGTTGATATATCAAAAATGTAATCAGGATTATAATTTTTACATATATATGCTAGGGTATCTGCTAATATCAATCTACCTTCGGCATCAACATTGACAATCTCAACGGTTTGTCCATTATATGCTGTAACTACATCTTTTGGTTTCGTCGACGCGTTTGATACTATATTTTCTACCAAAGGACATAGACATATTATTCTTTTTTTACTATTTTGCTTAACTAAATTATCAAATAACCCAATGCTAATACACGCACCTTCTTTATCCATATGCATATTATTCATAGCTTGAACATTTTTAACAGAGTACCCACCAGTATCTATTGTAACCCCTTTTCCGGCTAAACATATTGTCTTTGTATATTTAAGAGGTTTATATTCTAATATAACAACCCTCGGTTTGTTATGAGAATATCCACCAACCGCATGTATTAAATTTAGTCCTAACTTTTTTATATGTTTGTCGTTTAATATTTTAATATTTACTCTTTTACTCTTTTTGAAATACATCTTAACATATCTTGAAAACTTTTCAGGTGTTATCTTATTTGCCGGTTCATTTATTAAATCTCTTGTAATATTTGCTGAGTTAACAAGACTTATTATTTTATTTTGTTGCTCTTTATAATGTGGTGCGTGAAACATAATATTTCTATTGAAATTTTTTTTTTTATACTTATTAAAAGAATACAAACCTTGAACTATTTTATATATAAAGGCATCAATCTTATTTTTGTTTAAGTTTCTTAAATTGAATATTACTTCTTTATTCATATTCGTGTTGTAATCTATTATGGTATTTATGCTTTTCGACAATTTTATAATATCCAATGATGATTCTATTTTAATATTACCTTTTTCTTCACGAGATGATATATGTATTATATTGCTTTGTTTAGGTAATTTGTTTATAAAACTAATTTTCATCCTATTTAAGCGATATATATTATACTTTTGTTAGTATTAATTCTGAATTTTCAAATTTATATACTTTATCTGCTAATTCAAGAGCAGATTTACGATGTGCTATTATTATTATTGTTATATTCTTATTATTTAAACAATCTCTTATTGTATTTTGAACTGTTTCTTCACATTTTGGATCTAACGCAGATGTAGCCTCGTCAAATATTAATATTTTTGGTTTTCGTATTAATGCTCGCGCTATTGATATTCTTTGTTTTTGTCCTCCTGATAACGAGCTTAATTCTGTTCCATCTATTTTAGTTTCATAATTTTCAGGTAATTTCATAATAAAATCATGAGCATTAGCTTGTTTAGCCGCATATTCTATTTCTTCGTATGTTGCGTTATCGTAACCATATGCTATGTTATTGGCAATTGTATCACTAAATAATATACTATCTTGTGCTACATAGCCTATTTTACTTTTGATCCACTTATTGTCATATTTTTCTATATCAACGTCATCTACTAATATTGTACCTGATTCGGGTGATAAAATACCCGTTAATGTTTTAACTAATGTACTTTTTCCCGAACCAGATTCTCCAATTATTGCTATTTTGTCACCACTATTTATCTTAAAATTAAAATTATCTAAAATATATGTTTCTGATTTTTCATATTTAAATTTAATATTGTTGAATGAAATAGTTCCTTCTATTTCATTTTTTGGTGGTATATAATATCCGCCTTTATATTCATCGTAATCTAACATATCAATTATGCGTTTATATGGTTCTCTGCATTTTATAAATTCATTTTTGAAATGAATAATAGCCTTGACATTCTCATATAAACTCTGGTTATGTAATATAAATGTTATTAGACCATTCATTGTATCTAAATAGCGCGCTGCCAATATTATCGCTATTGTTGTAAATGTTGGTATATTACTGATGAATAACAAATTAATTCCATATAATAATGAGTTTTTCCTATCATATTTCTTTACTTTTTCATGTAATTTATAAAATTTAGTATTGCAATTATCTTCATTCGCATATGTCTTTATCACAGATACATGTGATAATGTTTCATGTGAATATGCATTAATTTCTTTATTCAAATCATCAATACCATTCATATAATATTTGTCTAATTTTTCGTATATATTTGAAATTAATAGATTCAATGGTATAAGGACACATGCTATCCCAGTTAATTTCCATGATATATTAGTTAATAACCAAATTGTAGCTATAACATGTATAGATGACCGCGACATTACATTTATGTTTAAAGATATAAGATCCGATACTGTTCTTACATCATTATTAATATATTCTAATAAACTGCTTACAGGTGTTATTTGATAATATTTACTTCTTTGATTTATAAGTTTATTATATATTATTTTCTTTAATCGGACATTCATACATTTTTGTGAATATGCAAAACACGTACCCCTTATAGATGTTGTTATCATGGCAAGTATATTTGCGTATAATAATTTAAGTAGCCTTTCATTTGAAAAATCACCTTGCATAAGTCTACTAGTATGTTCACTAGCATAAACACTAAAATATGAACCTGTACAACCACATATTAATCCCAATGCTGTAAACTTAACATCTTTATCACATAAGCTAATATATCTTTTAACAATTGACATTCTTATAAATATATTTTAATTAGAAAAGCTTTAAATAATGATTTTATAGTTTTCAGGTAAATTATTGTTATCTTTGATATTAATGTTTTTTAGTTTTCTTTTATCAAAAATGCATTTATTATTTTTAACATTATTTTCAATATCATTTATACAAGCATCTGTATTATGTTCTTGATGAGCAAAGTTTTTGATCTTATTAATTATAAAATCTGTATTACCAAAAAACGATAGATGCCATCCTCCATTTTGTAACAATTTATCATGAAATGCTCTAATATACTCAATTAGTTTCTTATCATTCTTCGCTAATGAAGCATTATACTTAGCCAATGTTAATAGTTTACCTTTAATCCATTGTATATCTTGTTTGCATGTAAAGTTATAATAATAAAAATCCATATCTAATCCATATATGTATTCTTCATTTATTACTATTTTATTATTTTTAATATTTTCTAACAATTTTTTATTAGGTATCTCGTCGCAATCATTAATCATAATGATATCTTTATTATCTAATTCTAATTTTTTAATACCTTTATCTATACAAGCTCTTTGATAATTCTCGTTATCCCATGCATTTTCTGTATTTGGCATATCATTAACAATAATATATGTTACTTTGTCTAAAAATTTTTCATATAGTCGTAAGTTATTTTTAAAGTTGAGTTCTTTTTTATTACCTGCAAAAGTTGATGTAGCTTCTACAATTACAAATTGGTCTACTATATCATACAATTCAGTAAATCTCAATAATAAGATATTATATTCATTGTAAAATATAAAACAGTCTATGATTTTCATTATATAATATAAAAATAAGATACGTCTTTATATGCGTAAAAGGAGTGAAAAAGAGTACATAATTAATAAAAAGGTATAAATTATAAAAAGTTTATAAAAATCATAAAAAAATATAATTATGTACTCTTTTTTTAAAGTAAGTAAATAATAGAAAATAATGAAAAGCACATCTAAGGTATCTTCGAAAAGAGAATCGGGGTCTCTAAATATAGGTAGTCATTCTTCATCATCTGGTAAAAATGCAAAAATTAGAATTATACAAGCAAGCATAAAAAGAAAGCTTTCATTGAATAGAACATCTTTATTAAAAGATAAAGTGTTTTTACCAGAATTATTACTACACGATGATAAATACGCTACTGCTAGCAAAGTACAAAAGTTTCTAAAAAGCACTCTTCTTATAAATCGTTTTACATTAGATATGCGAAATTACTATTACAATTATATGTTGAAAAAATTGCAAAATATAAAACATAATGAATGTTTGGAAGAAAAAAAATATGATGATAATGATGGATTTACAATAAGAAATATTATAAATTTAGAGAAAAAAATAGGCACCGATAGTTTTAATGGTAGTATTTATAAAACAGCAATACGAAATGTTTTTGGAACTTTTCCAATCGCAACAAAATTAATGGAAAATAATAATGAGAATAATACTGAAATTAGATTAATGGAACATATAACTAAAAATCTAATACTAGCAAAGAAATCAAAGCATTTTTTATTAACATATAAAACATGTGTATGTGATATTGTTGATTATCCAGAAGAGAGAGCACTTATTTCAATTAACGAGATAGCAAACGGAGATTTAAATAGTTTAATAGATAACCCTAAAAATGCTAGGAATAGAGAATTGCTATTTAATATAATGTTTCAATGTTTTATATCAGTTGGTACATTTCATAATAGTGCTAATAATGTTCACCAAGATATACACGCGGGTAATTTTTTATGGCACACAAATAATGAAAAAGGTTATTACCATTATATTTTTAATGGCAAACATTTTTATCTTAAATCATGTAAATATAATATTATGTTATATGATTTCGGTTATGCAAATGTAATTAGATCAAAAAAAAGTATATTAAAAATATTGGCCGATTATACAGAAATAATTACATCCTTTTTAAAAAATGAATTTGAAGACGAAGAAGAAACTATTGCCCCTCCAACTGAAGAAATCATAGCAGAATTATATGAGTTAATTGACGTATTGATGGTTGAATATAAAATTATTTCTAAAAAATATGCTGCTACTTCATCTTCCCCTGAATCTAAATCTAAATCATATCAACAAATTTATTTTGATTATATTTTAAATAATATTTTGATACCATATTCAAGTAATAATTTGTTATTAACCGATAAACCTAGTAATGTTATAAATAAAACACCTTATTATATAGATATATAAATAAATGAGTGAAACGAGTACATAATTAATAAAATCTCTTGAATTTCTAAAAGTTTATAAAAATCATAGAAAAATAAAATTATGTACTCGTTTTTTTAATATATAAATAAATAATATATTATAATAATATGACTCCCTTAAAATACTATACTGTATTACCGTATCAATATATACCGTTGTATGCCAATTGCAATTATTTACCAGACTACTTATATAATATAACTAAAAATTACATCTATCTCTCTCAATAATTTCACCAGGCTGAGGTATATAATTATTATTACTTTTATCTATATCTTCTGGTATATTTTCTTCTAATAATTTTTTGTATAATAAATTTTCTATTTCACTATTCATATAATCATCACTTACTTCAAAAGTATTTTCTTGGCTTGTTTTAACGTCACTATCAACAGTACCATACTTCATAGGTACATATTGGTTGAAATCATTTTTATTCATTATATCATATGCGCGATATGGATGTAATACAATTTTATCTTCTGCTATAACACCGATTACCCTTACCATAATTATATTAACAGTAAATCCATTTGATACTGCTACTAATTTAACATGTTTCCCTTGAAACTTTCCCGAACGATATAATATCATATCAATATCAAACATAAGATAATTGCTTTTTTTAATATTGGTTCTATATCTTAGCATAATATCATGTACAACTTGAATATCTCTTTTTTCATCATATCCTGGCAAATCCATTGTACCATCCTCATTTAATGAAGTTGTTATTATTTCTAGTATTTTATTGTAATAGAATAATAGTTTACTTTTCATATTTTCGTCATCTAATGTTTTCGGGTTAATCCAGTTAGTCCATTCATTTCCCTCAACCGCTATTATTATCTCTTCGCAATTATTTTTAAATACTTTCTTCAATTTTTCTGCATATGTTTTGTTATCAAACTCATAATAATAAACATTTTGTGCCTCATGTTTAATATCAATATCATATGGAATACTTGAATTAATGATATGTCTATTCCATGGTAATTCACCAGTATTATTATACATAATTCTAGCATTAGAAGGGTTATACTTAAACAAATTATTATGCCTGATGTTAGATTCGTTCATATTAAAGTTTTCAACAGTTTTATTACTATTTATATATTTTCGAATTACAATAAAATATATTATAATTACTATTATAATTGATATTAAATTAAATGAACATGTTATGTAATTATCATTCATAATAATTATGACTCTCTATAATTTAATAAGGAAATTATTGTGTTTAATTCATTTTTATTTCTATCGCTAAAATCATTTTCAAATACATAATCTGTATTACCATTTTTATCTTCAATATTTGCACAACAATCATAACTTGTTGTATCACTACAATTATAACAAAGAGGTCTATTTACATCAGTATCAATATATTTCTTGAAACCTACGCGTTTAACACCCACCGGTAGTTCACAAAAACCATCATTACAACCTCCCCTATCGTTTGGATAATTTTTATTAGCTTTATAATAAGGACATTCTTCATTTTGAGAACATTTTTTATCCCATTTGCTATAATAATCTTTAACGCTACCATCATATTTATAAAAAGAATCACATTCAAATTTATTAGTTACTTTATCATTTCCATAACATCCATAATTACCTACATTATTTGCTTTATCATAATTCTTATTTACGGCTTCTAGATAATCGTCGGGCATTTTAAGTCGTGTAATAAAATTTTCAACAGATTTTACAATATCCAATGACATAGTGGGTATCAAAGTGTCTTTATTACTTAAATATACGTCATATTTGCGGTCATTTAGATTCTTATTAAAAAGCCCTCTGATATTCCCATAATATTCATTGATAAAAGGATAAAATGGTTTAATCCTATGTATATCAACATCATCAAAACCATTTATAAAATATTTTTGTTCTTTTAGAAAACTCATATAATTACTATCTATGACAACATAAGTAAATAAATAATCAAACTTTACAGAACCACTTTTTAAATCATCAGTACTAAGTTTAATCAAAGTGATTTTAGATATATCTTGTCTATATGCTTTGAGAAAAGCTTGAATAAATAGATAATCGGTCATAGAAACATATGCCAATGCTTTTTTTCGCAGGTCCCATATACATTTAGATATACCTAATCTAATAGTGCTTAAACATACGAATATACCTGGTTTATATTTTTCAGATTCAACTTTATTATTTAAAACATAGTAATTTATATATGGGTCTATAATTACGGTTAATTGTTTATTAATTCCAATAATATCGCCGTTAATTTCATTAGTTAATTTAATATTATCAATTAAATCAGCCATACTATTAGTTGAAACTAATAAGGAAGTTGCCACGTTTAGTTGATTGTCACTTATCAAAGCATTTCCGGTGTTAAAATACTCTTTATTGCATTGGATATTTAGCAATATTATTATAAAAACTATAAATACTAATAATAATAATATATTCAAATTCATTTTTTTCTTTCCTTATTAAAATAATAGATAAAGAATGTTTTCTAGAAGAATTATAACACTTGTAATATATTTAATAATAGTTGCTATAATATTTATAACACAACCGTATATTATGTTCGATAGCGATGGTAATATGAAACATTTTGGTTATAAAATAGATAATGAAACTACTATAATACCTGTCATGTTACTCTTACCATTGCTTGCACTTGTTTTATATTTAACAGTATTAATGATAGAGTTAATATATATATGAACAAATTAATAGACGGTTTTTGTGGTAATCATAAAACATATAAAGAAATATTATTATGGTTGCAAAATTTTAATTATGATAAAAAAATATCAACAGATAGCTGTATAATAGTATCGGGTACGACATGTATAGGTAAAACATTTACAATTAATGCTATTTGCAATTATTTAAATTATGATATAACAACAATAGATAATAATAATTGCTATACGTCATTACAGATGAGGGATATAATACATAAAACGACAAGTTCATCGCTAATGCAACTTCTAACAAATAATATTAGAAATAAGGTTATAATAATTGATAATTTTGATTGTATATTTATCGCTGATAAAACAATAAATGTTTGTTTATTAAAGATATTAAATGAAAATAAACTCAAAAATATCCCTATAATTTGTATTACTAATAATGATATTATAAAGAAAATCGGTGAAATTAAAAAGGTTTGTAAAATATATAGTTTAGATAATCCTAGCTATAATGATATTAAAACATTACTAACAAAAAAAAATATCAAAAATATAGATGAATTATATAGAGCGTCTAATTCTAATTTAGAAAAGTTATTCAATGATATTGAAAATCCAAAAGATGCCTTGGACCTGTTAATAGTAGATGATTATACCGATATAAGTTTTTTGTATAGTAATTATTTTGATAGAGACAAAATTGAAAAAATTGTTAGCAAGGATTCGTGGATGATACCACTGAAATTTCATGAAAACTTAATAAAAGATTTAGCAAATAGAAAAGGAACTTATAAGAAAAAGAACGAATATTATAAGAATTTCATGGAGATGATGTGTTATTATGATTATTATATGTTTAAAAATAATGTTGATGCGTGTATTAATATATTTACCTCATATGTTTATTATTTATCATTATTCGAATATAAAAAGGGGGCAATATCAAGTATGGGGAGTTTTACAAAGATACTAAGCTATTTATCGTTACAAAAAAAAAATATTAAAGCCACATATAATTCTAGTAATTTTCCGCATTATCAAATATCAAATTATCATATAAATTTATGTAACAGAAAATTTATTTCCTTTAATTAGATAATTAAAATAAAAATATGGGAGACGTACAGCCGCAAAATATAAATGATAAAGCAGTTTTAGATAATGTAGGGGATAGCGTTTCATCTGCATTTTCAAGCGCGAAAGATGTAGTAACTGAAAATAAATTAGTTAAAGATACGGGTGCGGCTGTTAGTTCAGTAGCAAAATCCTTAACTAATGCTGTAAGTAATATATCCGTCCAAGAAACAAAAGATGCTATTGTGGAAACTCTAAGTGATAATACAAGTGTACTGTTTTTGGCAATTGTTCTACTTGTTATTGCTTCTATTGTAGGCTATATTATTTATAATATTATAACTGATACAGTTTTAAATCAGCAAAAAATATTGATTCCTGGCTCGGATGTACCATTATTTTGTAATGAATTAACGGAACTAGCATTCACCCAAAAATTAGAAAATGGTAATGGCAATAAGAGAACATATTGTTTCTGGATATATATTTTTAATATAAATAATAATTCGGGACAATACAGACATGTGGCGCATATCAGCAATGATGAAAATGATAATAAAATTCCACTTAATGCTAGCCCTTATATTATGTTAGACAAAAATAAGAATAGTTTACATATAAGATTTGCTCTAAAATCAGACATTGAATCATCATGTTCAGACGACTTAAAAACTTTTAATTATTCTTCAAGCAGTATTAAGTCTTTCAGAAGCTGTGAAGTAACTGATGGTTCTACCTATACAACAGGTTTTACTATTGATTATATACCAATACAAAGATGGGTACACGTAGGTTTCGTAATAAATGATATAGGTGGTGGCTCAATAACAACATATATAGACGGTAACATTTATGAAAAATTAGATAGAAATTCAGGATTAGAAGGAAATTTTAGATTAGAAAAATTAAATCTTAAATGCGAAGGCTCTTTAATAGTTGGTGGATCAGAATCCGGAGATCCAGGCCCATTTGGATTTTCAGGCTTATTAAGTAAGTTTACCGTTTTTAATTACGACTTAAATAAAAATGATATGTATAAAGAATACCACAACGGGCCTATAAATGGCATGTTAGCATCTCTTGGTATTGGTGCTTATGGATTGAGAAACCCTGTGTATAAATTAAAAGCTGCGGATGTAGAAATGTGAGAAAATTAAATGAACATTTTATATTTTTTATTTCCATATTTTAAATAGATAGTAACTAATAATGGAAGGTAGTCCTGTACAACAAATTATAATTTCATTAATTATATTATTATTAATGGGATATGTCGCTTATAATATATATTTAATTGAATTACATAATATGTTTAATGGCGAAAATGATATTAAAAAAGAAGTAGACATTGTAAAAGGTATTTTTGATTTTAATGCAAATAAAGAATGGAAATATAGTACTTCTAACATGTTACATAATAACTATTTACCAATCAAACCATCTGTGAATCAAGCCGGAGGAGCAGAATATTCTTATAACTTTTGGTTATATGCTGATAAACAAAAATTAGATAAATATAATAGCGACAAAAAAGATATAGCCTTATTACTAAAAGGTGAAAAACATTTTTATTATAATGTTAATAATTATAATTGTTCAGCAAGAACTATCGACGAAACTGTTATACCAACAATATTAACAAAAAATCCTTTGATACGTATTAATCACAATGGGTCTAAATTAGCATTTGATTATAATAATATCTTAACGCCCGATTCTTATCAATACGGTACTAATTATGAAAATAGTAAATGTAGTTTACTTAATTCAAATTCCAACTGGGAGAAAAAAAATCAAAATTTATTAGGTATATGGGATATACCGTTTGATAGTAAATGGTTTATGGTTTCTATTATTATTAAAGAAATAGCTGATAGCACAAACATTCTATCATCTAATTTCTCTATGTGTAAAATATATTTAAATGGCATGTTAGTATTTGATGATAAAGTTGAAACTATCTATAATGAAATTGGTGAAGGTGTAAATGCCAGGCGTGCTGCTACACAAAGAGATAATAATTCGCCATTATATATAAATCCTCATCTAACAGATATTATATCTATCGATAATAATAATTCTGCGGTTACAAGCCAATTTTTTGATACTAGGAAATTAGAAGAAGAAAATGTACTCAAAATAGGTGATATTAAATATTTTAATTATGCTATAAATGATGAAATTATAAACGGTATATTCAATAAAGGCTTAAATAAAACTAGGGCCGTTCAAGAAGACAAGACAAATATTCACGTTGATCATAATAAAATGGTGCCATACTATGAACTCGAAGATAGTAGAATCAAAGAATTATCTTCTAACATTAAATCTAAAATCTAAAAGCATAACGTTACATGTATTATTGTAATATGCGTTGCTTTATATTTATAGACATCGTTGCGCGATTTAAAGTTAAAAAGATTTAAATAAATTATATATATTTATTAAAATGCCTCCTAGAATTTCCTTATCTGAATTATATTCTTTAAAAGAAAAAAAAAATAGCTCTAAATATATTACTTTTGATAAAATAATTGAAACATGTCATATAAAAATAAAAAATACTGCTACAATTGGTGGTATGAATATATTTTATGAAATACCATATTATATATATGGCAAACCTCTTTATAAAATAAAGGACTGTATTGATTATGTTGTTAATGCATTGAGAAAAAATGGTTTATTAGTTCAAATACTACCAGCTCCTAATAATAATATCATATATATTTCTTGGAATCCAAGTGAATTATCAAATAAAAAATTATTAATATAAAATTATTTACAATATATACAATTACAATTTGCAAAATGCGGGGTTAATATTTTAATACAACTAATGCATATGTTTTTATTTTTATTATTATTTGGCAAATTACATATATTACATGGTCGCGTTATGAGCATATTATCAACTAACTTATTAATTTCGTCCATTATAATATATATAAAAATATATCATTATATATAAATAAAAGATATGCAAATTTTTGTTAAAACACTAACTGGAAAAACAATTACACTTGAAGTAGAATCTACTGACACCATTGATATGATTAAAAGTAAAATTCAAGATAAAGAAGGTATCCCTCCTGATCAACAACGTTTAATTTTTGCTGGAAAGCAACTTGAAGACGGTAGAACATTAGCAGATTACAATATTCAAAAAGAATCCACGCTACATTTGGTTTTACGTTTAAGAGGTGGGTATTAATTTTATTTTTATATAATATATGAAGGATTTATATTTTGGACAAGGGCGAGTTGTTCTTGGAGGAATATTAAATGGTTTTAATTTTAAGGAATTAAAAAAAAAATTATTTTATAGATAGAATATTTTTAATGTTTATTTTGCGTTTTTTATGGTAATAGATTTTGAGTAGTGTCTTCCTGAAAAGTACTTAATTATATTCGTATTCGGTTTCTTGAAATTGCTGTTCTAGATACAGCACTTGCCGCTGTTCTAGCTAACATTACGGGATTATCTGCCATTGCTCGCCGTGTTCTATTAGCTCTCTCGGTACAGGTATCCTCATAGCAGACGACATTCGTTATCTCCTGCACCACCTCTTCTTTTTGTATCCTTTCTTAGCGAACTATGAAAGTTGTGTATATACCCATTGTTCTATTATTAACTACTATTTTTGTCCCATTTTGCTAGAAAATTGATATATATTGATTAAATAATGTAGTTCAAAAATGACATCAATTATGATGAATCGTTCCCGGATGATTGACGCGTTACCTGATGATATTCTTCGCGAATGTGCAAAGTATATTTGCATACCTCCCATATCTCTTATTAGGGAGATAGAACATTATGGTAAAATAAAAGATTATTTAAATAAATTTAAAAAAGCCAGGTATAATGATTTAGTAGATATTCATTACATTCTTCTCAAAGAATGGTATATTAAATATGCAATTAATATGATTGATGAAATTGATGGAGAACATGAAGGAGTATGCATACTCGTGATGTCTTATGAAAAAGATGAACAAAGTAAGATATTTATTGGTTTTATTAAAGAACTATTATTTAAAATAGACCCGGATATTATTGGAGAAAAAGCAAAGAAATACATATAGTTAGTGTTATATAAAAATTATCTATATTTATTTTTATATTTGAGATATAAAGTATGTTTAGATGCTTTAATCTTTTTTTAGGAAAATTTAAACGAAATAAAATTATTGAAGAAAGTACTAAGAAGGAAGTTGATAAAATTATTGAATTGGAATGTAATATATGTTTTGATAAATTTGATAAATCTATCATTAAGGCACACATACCCTGCGGACATCGCTCTTGCTATGATAATTGTTTGCTCAAAATTAAAATAAATAATAAAAAAATTTGCTATCCGATATGTAAAACCGATATAAAAGATACATTAATAATTTATGAAAATTTAATCGTGCAAAAATAAAAATTGATAAGGTGATGTACATATAATTACATCAACCAAATAGATAATGTCAAGCACTTACAAAATCAACTCTCTTATGTTTAACAAATTCGCAGGAAAATATGATGATATTGGTGATATCGTCAAGATCCCAAGAAGTTCCAAGAACAAAAATAATGGGGACGATATTAAAACCAATAAGAACTTCCTAGCTAAGAAGAAAGATAGTCGCTATGCTTATAAGAATCGTCGCACAGTAAACAAAGATTGGAAGGATTTTAATAATAACCAATAATTATATTATGTTTATCTTGAATTAATTTGTACAGAATTGTTCTAAATCAATCAGATACAAATTGTCCCTAGAATATTGAATCGGTAGAGTAGATTAAAAAAAGTATATGTGTTTATATTTTTATAATTCTATCTTTATATTAGAACAAAGAAAATGGATTGCATTAGTGATATTTATTGTTATAGAAATAAAAGTTACAAAAATACTGATTTATTAGTTAATATCATATATTATACTATTGTTTTTTTACCTTTGATAATTGGTATGTCAATTGGCGCAATATATGGTAAAAAATGGCAAGAAGATAAATATAAGAATTTAATTAAACCAGATTTTTATCCACCTAGTTATTTATTTGGTATAGTGTGGCCAATTTTATATCTAATGATTGGATTAATATATAGTTATGCTTTATATGATAGAGATTGTAGTCCATTTGGCATATCCAAATGTGGTAAAAGACGTTTTTTTAAAAATACCAAATATTGGATAATACCAATATTAGCATTAATATTTAACTTTTCATATATACCAGCTTTTTTCAGCGAAAACGGATTATTTAATGGATTTATTATTATAATATTAAGTTTAGTTTTTGCAATATTGACATTAATTCAGTTTGTAATGCAAATAAATTATTACCCATATACATATATATTTGCGATTTTAGCATTAATTCCTTATATAGCTTGGTTATCTTATGCAAGTTATTTATCGTATCATATATATATATTAAATGACAAAAGATACTTATAATTATCCTGTAATTACATTTACAAATGGGATAATATTGACTTATGTTTTAACACTTAGTTTTTACACTAAACGTATCAAAAAAATATATTATGACCCACGTATATGGATGCCTTGGAAAAATAAAAATCCTTGGACAAAATAAAGTTTTACTTTATAAGTGTAGCTTTTGTTATATTTGGAAACCATCTTAAAAACGGTACTCTAATACCATGCCCCTCTATATTATATGTATTACCAGTGTCTAATTTATTAAATACTTCTACACTTGTCCAATGCCAAACATATAATGAATCTTTAAGAATATATACATTATTATCAGTATCACTTATACTTTGACTACCTTTTGCATTACTGGATCCATATGTATGTTTCTCATCAACCGTTATTACTTTTTTAAACTTAGTACTGTATACATATAAAAAATTAAATAACATAATTATAATTACAGTTGCAAATAATATTTTATACGAAATTACAGGTATGTAATATAATATATTGTTTTTATCTATATCATTATTTTTACTCATCTATACTAAATAATTATATTTAAATTAATTTGTAACCATTTTCTGTGATATATTCTTTAAGAGTTTGCATATTAATATCTGCTATTTCTAATATTTTCTTTCCGTATGTTTGTGGCATTTTTGGAAATAATTTTGGTTTATGAGGCCAATGTGATGTCATTCTAATTTCATCAAAAGCTTTTTTTCTTTTATCTAAATCTTTTGCTGTTGCAAGAGATCTGGGTGTCATGCAAATATATACCACGCATCTATAATTATAATCATCATTTGCACTTTTTTGCACAGGATTTCCGTAATGTAGAGTTCTACTATCCCAGAATACGCCATATCCACGCGGGCATTTAATAGCTACTTCACGGCATCCTTTATTAATATAGAAATCATATTGAAGCTTATCTTGTAGTTTAAACCAATCTTTTTTATCAGTTATATTAAACTCTTTTTGAAAGTCTGCATGGTATTTATTGCTATTTTCTAATATAACTAACGTTGCATCACCTTCTTTTGTATCATAAGCATTTACCCAACTTTGGATACATTCAAATCCATTCCGAGTATAGCTTTGATCAACATGAAACCATGATTTAGATTCGCGCGTAGGTTTATCTAAAATATAGATACTTGCTCCATCAAAACTCGTAATCAAATCATCAGAATCCCATATTTTTTTAAATGCTTCTATAACTTTGGGATTTTGCCGCACATTCCAAGCTAGTTTAGAATGCCCAACTTTCCAATGTTGAAGAAGCATTTTATGATTTGGAAATAATTCATGAATTTGCTTATATGTGCTTTTATCACGCCTATCAATCGGGGTATCAAAATTTTTTGTCAAGTATTCTAGTAAATCCCATTTGTTAATAATCATTTCATCACATTCATTACTATCTAGCAATGGAGCGATTGCTACACCATATTTTTCAACAGTTTCTTTGATATTCTCAATATCACAAAGATACTTTTCACATTCATATTCAAATGACATGTTATCATTATTACAATAGAAAAAATCAATTTTTATTATTAATAGAAGAATTAATTATCCAGAGAAAAATGAGGCTTTTTTATTTTGGAGTTTTACACGAATTTCTCTCGCAAATCTTGAACTAAACATCCAGTTGGCATCTTCTCAAACATTAGCGACATAGTGGTCATTGGTACGCTTTGGGTTTGTACAATATAAAAATTATACCAGAATAGTGATTTTTAATAAAAATAAGGACATTTTATCCAGCTGTTTTGCCGCCCTGGAATAAAAATGTTCCGAAAAAATAAAAATTGACCATGTGAGGTTTATAATTTATCTTCACCAGCAACCACTGGACGCAAAGAGATACAAACAAGTATCTACCGAAGCAACCCGAAGCAACCCGAAGCAACCCGAAGCAACCCGAAGCAACCCGAAGCAACCAATGACCACTGCCAACGCTCACTTCAAGGTTTACATTGAGAACATGCCCGAAGCTCTCAACACCAAGAAGGATGTTGACGAATATTGCAAGCAATTCTGGAAGGACTACAAGGAGAAGGCAAAAGAAGCCAAAGCTGCTGATAAGGCAGCCAAGGCTGATAAGCCCAAGCGCAAGAAGGGATTTGACAAGGATGGAAATCCTAAGGAAAAGCGCCCTCCTTCGGCATACAACATCTTCGTGAAGGGGAAGTATGCCGAGATAAAGGATGCCAATCCTGAGATGGACAAGACTGAGATTTTCGCAGAAATTGCCAGGATTTGGCAGGAATTTAAGGTAGACAAAGCAGAGGAAGCCAAAAACGACAAAAAAACTAACCCTACTTATGAAATTGAGGAAATTCAAGAAGCTCATTCGGACGAGGAAGAACCCAAGAAGAAGAGTGGTCGCAAGCCCAAAAAGCCCGAGGACACCGAAGCTTAAAATGAGTAAAAAATAGATAGTATGTGTGTGTATGTATATATTTTTATATTTTATTCTATATCTACCGCTTTTATGCGCATTCGTCCAATAATATTCATAATATATATAGAGTATATTGGTGGTGTATTTAAAAGCACCATAGATACATTATCTAAGGTAGGTTTTAATTTTTCATACCCTAATTTTTTTAGTACAACAACATATATTCTATGATCTCTTATTTCCTGTAAGAGTTCTTTTGATTGAGGATATGCAATTTTACTATATACCATATCTTTGATATCATCAGGCATAGCGTTGAAATACTCCATATAGCTTGATGTAGCCATATTATAATGTAAAAAAATAAATAATATACAAATCAATTTTTTATTAATTCTTTACACATTATTTATCAAGACGTTCAGTATGTTACCCCCCCCCCCCCAAATTTGGGGCATGTTAATTATTACAGCTCCAAATGGACTACCATCGCTATTGTTTGCATTTTCAATTGCTTTGTTCTTTAATAATATATTTAATACCCTCTAACATCATAACGTTTTTTATTTACACCAAATGGAACGTCCCCTGAATAAATAGGAATATTCGGCGAAATGCCATTCTCATTATGCGGCACCGCCCATGTATCAATAGTATTTACACTATCATCAATGCAATAATGAGTACCGCCATATTTTAGTACATCCTCTTTTTTACACTTATATTTTTCTAGCTGCTTTGTATTATCTAGAATATACAAAAGAGATGACGTGCGAAAGTTATAATAATTAATTAGGTCCTTGTACATTTATTTAATATAATGATTTAAATTCTTATATCTTTTCAAAATCTTCAATAATATCGTTATTTTCTTTTAACATATTGTACTTGAATTTCAATTCATCTAAATTATTGTGCAATGATTCATTTTTATTTTCTAGATTTATAATATAATCCTGAATTATCTTATTTGTAGCTTTTAAATCTGTATTTTTTTCTTTCTCTTTTTTTAATTTTTTTTTCAATAATTCATTTTCTTGTTGTAAAACATAATTATTACCAAAGTAATAATCTACATAGCTATTATTTACACCAAACATATAATGCAAGTTTGTATACATTATTTAATTATATAAACAAATATTTTTTTATATAATTAAACAAAATGACAATTGCAAATATTAAGTAATATTTATCAGGATATTCAGCATATTACTTGATACAGATGGATGTTATTTTGGTATTGAATTGGGATACGTTAATAAAAATTATGTTTCTAAATTTCCTTATTGATAACATAAAAATAATAAATTACCTGTTTAAATCATTATTAATAATATTATTTATAATATACTTAATATAATTATTTGTATCACAATATGCTTGAATTATTGTTCTATCTGTCATATAAAATATTAATGAGTATTTTTTTTCAAGAGACATTTTACCAATTATGCGATTTAGTAGATTTCTTGTTTGTGAATATGATAAATTATTTATTTTGTTATGAGTATCTTCAATATACTGTAAAGATATAGCTTTAATATTCATATAATATTCATCATGTGTTATAGCACAGCAGCAAACATTATATAATCCGTAGTTATTTACTAATCGTGTTGTAATAAAATAAACTAATTTTATTTCAGATAATAAATTAGAATTTTGAGGATAATTTATTTTGGAATATATTTTTAAAATTAAATCTTCTGGTAGATATGATATGTATTTATCCATAATATATATATAATATTCATTTATTATTATATTCTTTTGCTTTGACTGGTGTTTTACAAATAATATCACCACAATGATCCCTATTTTAATATACTGAATTAATATTTGTCATATTATTATCGCATTTTTTTATAGTCCATCTCCCTAACATTGGCGCTTTATCATAATTACTAATTTTATTAACAAAATGCTTAAAACTATTAATTATTTTTTTCATTATTATATATATATATATTAATATCTTTAAATACCTACCATTGTTCTTTTTTTCCACCATCATACTGTTTAGCATATCCGTTTTTTACCAATAAATCATTTATATTATTTCCGTTTTTATATAATGTTGCCAAAGGTCTGCCATATTTATCAAAATCTAAAAATCTAACATTAATAATGTTTTCATTAGAATTATTAATTAGTTCTCTAATTTCTTTACGCGCATATTCTTTATCAATATTTACATTTGTAAGTAATTTTATTAGATGATTCCTTGCTTTAATTCCCATACCGCGTTGCTCCCCTTTCATTTCAGGTGTATCAATACCCATAAGTCTAATGTTAGATTTTACATAATCAAAACCTTCAAGATAATAAGCAACAGTTATAGTATCACCATCATAAATATCAAGAACTTTACAATCATAATTTTTACCTTTTAAAGTAAATGTCGGTGTATTATCATAAGTAAGATTCTTAAAAGCTTCCATATCTTCATATTATATACTTAAATTGCTTTTAAATACTTATAAAAAATAAAATAAACAGAATTAACTATTAAATAATTAATTACAAATGTATCTCATCATAATATTCATAGTATACAGTTCTTGATTTAGTAGCTTAAATGCATATGGCATACGTACCTGTGCGATATCTGTATTATTTTTACAATTTTTACAACTATAAATATTCTTGTCTGTATTTACATTTGCGTGCATACCACAATATTTACAAACGAATATTCTATAATTATCAGATACATGAAGCATTCTCTCTGCTAGGAAATTGGCTGTGCCATGTGCTATAAAGCAATCACGCTCCATTTCACCTAAGCGCAAACCACCAGAACGCGCACGACCTTCACTGGGTTGTCTGGTAAGCATAACAATTGGACCATTAGATCCGCGTGAATGAACCTTGTCGGTAACCATGTGTTTCAATCGTTGATAGTAAGTGGGGCCAATAAATATTTCAGTTTTAATTTGTTCACCGGTTCTACCATTATACATAATCTCATTACCGTAACGTTCCATACCAGATTCTTCCAAAACTTTTGCAATATCTTCTACGGAACAATCATTATATGGTGTAGAATCGCCAAATGATCCAATGTGACATCCGGCTTTACCCATAATACATTCCATCAATTGAGCAATAGTCATACGCGAAGGAATAGCATGAGGATTCATAATAATGTCAGGAACAATACCATCTTTTGTATATGGCATATCTTGGTGTTTATAAGTCATACCAATAGTGCCTTTTTGCGCACTACAACTAGCACATTTATCTCCAATTTCGGGTTTTCTGTTTTTGCGAATTCTAACCTTACAAAACTTATATCCGTCACTATTAATTCCACTATAATTCATATCTACATATCCATCATCATTTGCTTTCATAACTAAACTATTATCATGATAACTGATTTCACCATTTACTTTTTTAGGCATTACTTTCCCAACTAATACATCATTTCCATTAACATTTGTATTTTTAGGAACAAAACCATCGCTATTTAATTTGCTATACGAATATGGTTTTTTCATACACTTATTTTCCGGATTTGTAAAGATTTCCTCTTCGCCAGTGCTATGGTTTTTATTACAAACATCTCTGACTGCTTTATAATAGGTGCTTGTAAATAATCCTCTATCCAATGCCGATTGATTTATCATAATACTATCCTCTTGATTAAAACCCGTATGTGTCATAATAGCAACAATAGCATTTACACCAGAGGGCAATTTATGAGCCATAGTATATTTAGATAATTTAGTACATACAAGAGATTTTTCGGGATAATTCAAAATATTACCCATTGTATCCATTCTTTTATTGAAATTGCTAGTATAAATACCCAATGCTTGTTTACCCATCGCGCACTGATAACAATTTCTCGGAGATTGATTATGATCACTAAATGGAATATTAACACCTAGAATACCATTAATTAAACTAGGGTGAATCTCACAATGCGTATAACAAGGAGGTAGTGCTGTTCCTTTAATACCTTCATCTAAATCGCTTGGGAATGTAGCAATCATAGAATTATTAATTTCATCACAATCCATATATTCGATAAAACCTTCTTCGTCAAGATAGCTATTTGGGTCACTTGTGTCTTTGGTAATTTCATTAGGTACTATAAAATAATCAAAATGCTTATCTTTAATGTATTCATTAAATTCTATATTTTTTCGTTTGAGGATTGTTTCAATCCTAAGAACACTTTTATTAGTTTTAGAATCATAATCAACAATATATAGAGGTCTGTACATTCTTCCAGCTTCTGTGCTAATTATAATATTTGATTTTTGAATATTCCAGACAATTGATGTCATTGGGTGAATAATACCACTTCTTTTATAATGTTTGAGAGTATTGTATAATGTAGCTGGATCAACGTGATAACCTACAATATCGCCATTTACCATAACGTAAACATTATCCATATTTCCCATTTCTTTCAAGAAATCAATAGATGATTTTGTCACATCGTAATCATAACTATCATCATAAACTACAATATTTAATTCAATTAATATTTTTCTAATATGTGTACTGTTCATAGAGATAGAAATATTAGTACTGAGAGCCATATTCTTAACAAGACCAACTGAACTACCTTCTGGTGTTTCTGCAGGGCAAATCATACCAATTTGTGAATTATCTAATTTTCGCGGTTGAACTAATTTCCCATTTTTTTCCATCGCGGTATTAACTCTGCGCAAATGCGATAATGTACTTGCATAAGACATCCTATTTAATACCTGTGAAACTCCCTGTTTAATATTTTGAAATGTTCCCATGCTTTTGATACCCCAATTTCCCGTTGATAGTGAATATTTAATCCAGGATTCAAGCAATGATTGTTTAAAGAATCTAATAATGCTAATATCAGAAATAATATTAGAAATTGGTGTATTGTTATTACCTCTCCAAAGCCCCAATTCCTTTTCAATCGCCGATTTTAACTCTTTTGTCATCTTACCATAACATTGCCTGAACAAATTAGACATTAGAATTCCTGGTGTATCAACTCTTTTATTAATATAAGAATCACGATTATCATAACTATCATAACCTAGGTAAATACGAATCATTTTGCGAATAATATATCCAACGTATAGAGCCTTGCGTCTATAACTTTTACCAACATGTGGTAAGAAATCATTTTTGAGATTATTTCTCAATAGCTCTCTATTCTCATGATGTTCATTATTCTTATTTGCTCCAATCATAATCTTAATTAAAACATTTTCAGCCTGTTCTTGTGTTGTAATATCACATGAATCTTCGCAACATGCCATTAATTCTGAAATGATTCTTTCATTTTTTTCTTGATCTATGTCGTAAACAATATGATAGATGATTTCCTTGTCATTAATAATGCCTAGTGCACGAAACATAACGAAAATAGGAACCTCTGAACGTAGAAATGATGTATTAATTCTAATAATTCTTCCCATGTGATTTAGTTTACCACTCATATTAAGGCATGTTGTTTTAGGTGGTAAATATGTAGAATCACATATGGATCTAATTTCGGCATATAATCCCTCGCTATTATTATTAGGTTTGAATATAAGTGTTTTATTTTCATTAATTCTATCTTGTGAAATAAGCACTTTTTCGTTTCCGTTAATAATAAAATAGCCTCCGAAATCATATATACATTCGTTATTATTTTCCTCACAAATGCCTGGAATCTGACTAGAAACACATAGCTTTGATTTAACCATTATAGGAATTTTACCAATATAAATGTTATTAACAGTTTTGTCAAACTTTTCTGTCATACCATTTTTGTTCGTAACTTCCGTAACTACATGAACATTTACATAAACACTACTAGAATACGACATATTATTCATACGCGCAATATGAGGTGTCATAATGTTTTGTGTTCCATCTGATAATTGATAGCTTGGTTTTGTAACACTGGGTTGCAATATATTGATAGAAATACAATATGTATTATCAGCACCTAAGTCATTTTTCGGATTCGCTACTTTGATTTTAATTGGATTAAATCCAGCAATAATCTGTCCCAAAGTGTTATCAATAAACTTATTATAACTATCAATTTGATGTTTTACTAATGGATTTGATGATTCAGGAGATCCGCCTTTTTGAAAATAAGTGTCAAGAATGTCCCAGCAATTTTCAGAATTAAACATTGGAATTGTTAATATTATTAATTTAATATATTCTTAAATATCAATTTTTAATTATTTGAATTAAAAAAAGAATAATTAATTTATTTATATATTTTCTCTATTCTTTTGAGAAAATACTTAGGACAAACATGTTTTAAATTACTATGTTTTATATAATTTATAAACTCTTCACCTTTATTTTTTCTCATTTCTATTAATTTTTTTTTTGAAGCATTTATTTTTACTTTGTCTACCATAATAAATATTAATGATGTTAACGCTATTTTGGTAATGGTTTCCGTATTACCACAATATGATTTTAATATATATCTACTATTTTCGCTATGTTGACCATCGCTCCCTATATTAATTAATAACTGCATTATTTGCATATAAGCTTTATCATTTAATTCTATACCCGAATACAGTTTTTTACATTTATTTATTTTTTCTAAAATTCTTTGAAATTTACGATTTATTCCATGCATCATAATTTCTAAAACATCATATACAATTATAAAATATTCGGATTTAATATATTCTTCGAGATTATACTTTTGAAAATAATCTTGTAATAATATATTCATGAATTGTGGGTAATTATCATATTTGCTTATTTCAGCGATATGTTTTGCAGAAAAATTGCAAAATTTAACTATATTATTTAATTCACAATATTTAGAAGTTAACATATCATTAAATGACATATTTTTGTATAATTTTGCAAAATATTTAGATACATTTGCAAACTTTTTGTAGCAATCAAATGATATAAATTTCCATATATATAGTGATATATCTTCGTTTTCAAATATTAAAATTTGCATTAGTATAAGTTAATAATCTGACTTAATATCAATTTTTATAGTGTAGAATAAAAATGTTCCAGAAAAAATAAAAATTGACTATACAAGGTTTCTAATTTATCTTCACCAACACCCACTGGACGCAAATAGATACAAAAAAGTATCTATACAAGCAACCCAAAGCAACCCAAAGCAACCCAACTCAAACAATGACCTCATCCAACGCTCTTTTCAAGGTTTATATCGAGAACATGCCTGATGCTCTCAATACCAAGAAGGATGTTGACGAGTATTGTAAGCAGTTCTGGAAGGAGAACAAGGAGAAGGTTAAGGAGGCCAAAGCTGCTGAGAAGGCAGCTAAGGCGGAAAAGCCTAAGCGCAAGAAGGGATTTGACAAGGACGGCAATCCCAAAGAGAAGCGTGCTCCCTCGCCTTACAACATCTTTGTGAAGGAGAAGTACGCGGAGATTAAGGCAGAGAATCCTAACATGGATAAAACAGAAATCTTTGCGGAAATCGCAAAGAAGTGGCAGGAA